TCAGACAGCACAGCAGACGGGCTGATCTCGATGTCTTCGCGAATGATTCGGGCTTGCATCAGCTAGGCCACCCCGGGTCACCGGTCACCGTGTAGGTGAGCGATGCTTTCAAGCCGTCATCCATTGCGACGGTCGCCCCGAACTCCACCCCAGCCGAGGTAAACGCCTGATTCGTTGCAGCCGTGTCGGCATAGATGATCTTCATCGCGTTCGTTGCGGGAGTCGCGATCAGGTCGGTCACTGCCTGATGCCCTGCAAGAGCCGGGTCGTAGAAGATTTCTGCAGACACCTGGCCGGGGTTGCTGTAGCCAGTCGGCGCGAAGGTCTTGTAGACGCCGCCGTCGAGGGTCGTAGAGTCGAAGGTCTCGGACCCGCTGCCGCTGTGCTCGATGGAAAGGATCTGCGCGATATCCACGAGGCTCGCGGAAACCGTGTGCTGAAGTTTCGTGCCTTTGCACTTCACAATCGCCATTGTTCACACCTCCTAAGTGTGTTGAATTGAGAACTGAAGACTTCGCACGTAATGCCGTTGGTCCCGCCCGTCGCCGGTCAGAATCGTGTCATCCCGTGCATTTTCCCAGAGGACCGCGTTAATGGTGTCTGATGCTCCCGCTGCCCCCACGTAGTCGCGGAGAAACGTCTCCACGGCACCGGCCAGCGTGATTGAGGCGGGCCGGTTGCTCGCGTAACAGTCGATATCCACTTCGGTCTTCCGCAGTGTCCCGCCTGTTCCGTCGAGTCGCTTGTATGGATCGTGCCCGGTTTGCGTGATGATGATGTATGGGGGCTTCACACCCTCCGCCGCGTTGTCGAGGAACACCGCGTCAAACGCCACACCGCCGACAGTCTGGGCGGGGGCCAGCGTCGTGATAGACGACTGTGCAAGTAGCAGCGTGCGGAGTCCGATCTCGATGGCCATCACTTTGCCTGTTGCTTTATGATGTCTTTAATGAGCCTCTTCCACACGGCTTTTTCCATCGCCGTGACTCCTGATCGCTGTTTTGCCTCGACGCCATGCCTGACGGCATCCCCTAGAATTGCTGGCATCTTGCCTGTCCTCCAGTTCGTCACTTCCCGCAGGCTCGTGCCAACATACATGCGGGTCTTTTTCACCACTCGATCTTGTGTGCTAATCGCTGCCCACATGACATTACGCGATCCCAGCCCCACACCCTTGGGATTGCCTGCCTTGGTGACATTCTTCCCGCTACGTTTCGGCTGTTTTCGCTTGAATGCGCCCGCCACCGAAAACCCAGCCTTAGCACCTTGTTTCCTCGCCTTGGCCTTGGTTAGGCCGCTTCCGACCAGTCGTTGTAAATTCTTCAGGTCGGCTGGAATTTGATGCTTGATGCCAACCGCAAACTCTTTGACACACGCACGCAAGCCGGTTTGAATGGCCGCTCGCGTTTGCTTGTCGGCAAGATTCAGCAGTGCGGCCTTTAGGCGTTCATCACCAGTCAGTTCCAGAACCGCAGTTTTGAACAAGCCGGTACGCTGGGCCGACCTCTCGCGCCGCATCCGTGCCATCCCTGGGCGTGTCGGCTCAGCCATCCTGCGCCACCTCCACAGCAGGGAACCGCACCATCTCGCTATTCTCGTCAACATCCAAAGGCGGGCCGCTGATGTTGAAGACTCGATCCCCCAACCGTAACCGCTGCTTGACAGTGAACGCCTTGCTCTGCGGATCGGCTCGCATTGTGATCTGATGTGTGATGTCTGCCGCGACCTCAACACCGCGAAAGAATTCACGACTGCCGCGGGTAACCATCTGACACCAGCGAACAGCGAACGTCACCCAGTTCCCAGCCGTGGTCTCGTCGATCTGGCCAGCACCGTTGACGCTCGCCGACAGTCGTTGCACCTCGACCCGCTGTGACAGATGTCCCGCCCTCATGCGTAGTTCCCCCACTTCAGACGATCAGTGAGGGCCGTGTAAGACAACTCGATTTCCTTCGAGATTGTTCCCGTCAACACGGATTCCCGGTTCTCAACCCAATGACTGGCCAGCAACAGGATTGCCTGTTTCGCGTCTTCCGGCACCGCACTGGCTGCACCGTATCCAGCCACCATCGTCACCAGGACAGCCCCAAACCGGTCGTAGGTCGTGGGCCATGTCTGCCCGAATGCGGGCCGAATGATCACGGGCTCGGCGTACAAGTCGGCTTCATACGTGCTGGCCGCCAGCGTCTGTAGTGCGTTGTTCCCATCGTAGTACGTGATCCCGCTGATCGACTGGATCGGCAGGATGTCCGGCACGAGGTAGGACGGCAGATAGTCCAGCGAGAGAATGACGGTCTGCGTACACAGTTTCCGCCGCGTGTCTTTCTCGACCATCAGCCGGGCCGTTGTGATCAGGCTCGCAAGACGTGCGTCTTCGTGGCCGTGATCGATCCTCGCGTGCTCTTTCAACTCCGCCACGCTGACCGGCTCAACCGTCGGAGACACGCTCACGCGCAACGAGGAGCGAACCCCCCGCATTGACTCCAACGGCTTAGCACGGTCCCACGGCATGGCTTATCGCCCTCTGTTCTGGCGACGGACTGCCCGCTCGTACTGCGGGACCGCTGTCGCCTGTTCAATCTCTTCCGGGGCGGGCTTGGCAATCTTCCGCCTGACGAGGAGGTTTCCCACCCCATCAGGCGGATCGATCGTCTTGCCTGCTCGGAATCCCTTCCATGTCTGCAGGAGCACCAACCGCATTAGGCAGGCACTCGCAGAATGTTCCCGAAGTTCCGCTCGGTCGCAGTGACCGGCGTATCCTTCGCCCGCGACAGCAACGCGAACGCCGTCGCATAGGTTCCGGCAGCACCATCGCCGCAAGTCGCCACCAGGTCGAGATACCGCTTGCGTCCCCGCAAATCGATCTCGAACTTGAAGCACTTGTTGTCGTCGGTCGCCGTCGGGAGGGCCGAGGTAGTTCCCGCGATCCCGGCAGACGTGCCATAGACCAGACCGGTCACATCGACATGACCGCTGCCGCTTGTGTCGGACTCCTGAATCTTCAGGGCCGTCATCGCGATGTCGGTCGCCCCGAGGTAAACGTAGACCTCGCAGTAGTCGTACCCAGCGGTATCGATTTCCGACGTGGTGAGACTGGCATTGTCCACGATGGCAGCCGGGGGAGTGACGCTCACCCATCGGGTGTTCTGTGCATTGATCATGTAGGCTCTCCTTACGAAGCCGGGGTCTTCAGCATGATCACCGGGCCAGCAACGGTACTGGTCCCCTTCTCATGCACGTTGATGTCGAACCGCTCGGTCCCACGGATGGCAAGCTGGTCGTACTCGAAGTACCGCGATCCATCGACCGCCACCGAGATCCCACGCCGCGAACCCATCGAGGCCGCAAGGTCGAGATTGCCGAGGTAGGCAATGCCGTCGGTCGAGGTCTGGGCCGTGGTCGTGGAGTTCATCACCTGCACGATCTCCACGGGGAACCCGAGGAACTGCAGGGGAGCACCGCCAGCGATCTGGGCCACCGTGTTGCCGCCCGCCGCTTCGGCCAGCCGCAGCATCGAGTTCGCCCAACCCACGCGGGAGATGTACCACCGCGCGCCGTTCACAGCGTACTGAGGCAGCTTGCCGACCATCGCCTCAAAGTCTTCGAGGTCGAGGGTTGAGAACGCGGTATTCCCGGTCGCGGCAGCCACCTCGCTGCCATCGCCGAGAGCGTTTTTCAGGCCGACGATCCCGCCGTAAGTGCTGGTGCCGTCACCGTTGAAGAGGCATTCGTCCTCCTTGTCGGCGAAGGCGTAGGCGATTTCCTGCGCCAGATCGTCGGCAATCGAGATGACCGAATCCTCGTTGAGTTCGCTGCTGTACTTGGTCAAGACAGCCAGCTTGCGGGCCGTCAGCGACACGGTATCCCAGCCCTTGTCGCTCGCGGTGATCTCGGAGTTCTCGCTGACGAAATACGCCGTCACGCCAGACTGACGCCGAGGAACGATCAGGGTATCGCTGGCCATCGGACGAATGCGCAGAACGCGACGGGCCACGCCTCGCTCTTCGCGCAGATCGATGATCGCGTTCTCCATCTGCTCCGGCACAAGGTAGCCGCCGAGGCTGTTGGAAGTCGTCGAGAGGGCGCGAGTCTCGATCCCGTTGTCGGCACACCACTGGGCCGCCCGATGATCCCCGCCGAGGATCGCCAGACACCATTGACCGGCAGCATAGGCGCGGTCCTGCGCGTCGGGCCCACGGAAGGACCGCAAGGCACCGAACCGCCGCAGCGTCCGGACCTCCGGCTTCGGGGCGGGAGCCACAATCCCAGGGGCGGGAGTAGGAGCACTCCGCCGCCCTTCGCTGGCAGCCAGTGCAGCTTTCTCGGCGATCAGCTTGGAGAACCGGGCTTCCTCAGCACCGGCCTTCGCAGCCTCTTCCAAGAGGGCTTCATACTTGCGGGTCTCGTCGTCCGTGAGGGGCCGAGATTTCCCGCCTTCACCGCCGGTAGCCGCAGCCACCAGCACGCCTTCCGCTTCAGCCAACTTGGCCGAACGCAACTCGCGGGCCTGATCGGCCAGCTTTTGCAAGTCCATAATTGTCGTCTCCGATTT